TATCCCGATTTTTCTCAACTCATAAGTTAGTGGCTGGCCAGAGGCCTTTGCCTCTATGATGACCGTATCAGGTTTCCAATAATTATATTGCTCCAATGCTTCCTTACGAAGTTCCGGAAACTCTAGTCGTTCCTTATGCGCATCTAATAATATCAGATTAGCAGGGCTGTCATCATCAGGATAGAAGACGCCCCATGTTGTAATAGCAGAATAATCTGCAGTCTCTTTCTTACTAAATGCTGTATCATAACTCTGTATGATATGTTGTAAAGGAGGTATAGATGGTTTCTCCCAAACTCTCCACCACTCACGTTTTATCATTGATCCTTCATCACTGGTTGGATTCTGCATCCATTGTGCATTCCATTTACCAACACTTAGACTGGCTCTCACCTTTTCTAATTCATCCTTCTTCCAATATTGTGGCCAGATAGGTTTACCTGATGGCATGATAGCTGGAAACTCAACTACCTCCCATTGATCTGCTTTGACATTTTTTTGTGAGTTTAATAACGCCCCGGTAAGATCTTTTAGACTCCAACGAGTCATGACCAGAACAATAGCTCCACCTGGCTGTAAACGTTGTCGTGGTCCTGATGTATACCACTCGTAAGCACGCTCCAGCGCTTCTGGATTCATAGCGTCTTGTTCAGAGTGTGGGTCATCGATAATCAATAAATCCGCACCACGGCCCGTGATCGCCGATCCCACACCCGCTGCATAGTACTCACCTCCTTGCTCGGTTTCCCATTTACCCGCAGCTTGTGAATCTTCTCTGAGCCTTGTTTTAAATATTTGTTGATACTCAGGAGAGTCAATTAAAATTTTAGCCTTACGGCCAAAACGTAGCGCGAGTTCGGTTGTGTTACTGGTTTGAATTATTTTAAGGTCTGGTTTACGACCCACCATCCAGGCAGGAAGTAAGAAAGATGCAAACTCTGATTTGGTATGCCTTGGCGGCATATTAATAATTAATCTATTAATTTTTTTCTTGGCTATCTGATTAAATTTATCGGCTATCTCTTTGTGGTGTCTGCCCTCGATAAACTCAGGCCAGACCTCTTTCACAAAAACCATAAAATCATTTTTAATTTTTTCCTGTTTTACTTTTTCTTTTTTTATCTCATGAAGTTTTAGATACTCTTTCTGTCTTTCATAGGATACATTTTTTAGGAATTGCGGTTCGAGGTACTTTGGTTTCATAAAAATTTTTGCAGAATTTTTTTGGATTCTGTTTTCTCTTCATTTTAAAATTATCACATATTTAAGTCTAAAACAAACTGTATATGCATAACTGTAGGGACCCCTATCGCCAGAAGGGTGGTGGGGGGTTTGTTTTTGTATCTATATTTGTATTTGGCTGGGACCCCTAGGGGAGGGTGGGCCCCAGAGGTACGAGCAGGGTGGGTGGGCCCACGATTCACGAGCTATGTTGTTTTTGCATGGGGTATGGGATTATCCCATACCCCTATATATTGTGTGATTGTTTATTTATGTTGTTTAAAAATCTCTTTAATTTGTTTTATTAAATCTTTTTTCTCATAAGAAATTAAAGGTATTTTTGCATCTTCTTTAATTAACTTTATAACTTCTTTTTCTATTTCTTTAATTGTCATTACACCGCCCTATAATTTATATTAAGCTACCCTCCTCTCATTAAAAGTCATTCTTAAAGGTTTATTCGCGCACCTATAACCTCGGTTTGAAGTGTCATAAAAGATAACATATTTATCAGTTACCTTACATTTTTCATCCCAAACATAGCAACGTGAAATAAACTTTTTATATTTCTTTGCATAAAAAGTTATTATGCCTGTCTGTCCATATTCTAGTTTTTTCATATTTATCCTTTCTTTTATGTATGGGATTTTATACCAAATCCCATAACATTAGTCAACCCTTAATTATTGGCCTATTTGTTTAATCTTGGAGGTGTCAACATTCCAAGTTAAACCAATAGTTTTAACAACAGAGTCTAAACTTTGTTTAAGTTCGTCTGGTGTACCGCTTTCCATTACGTTATCTATTGCCTTTTGCTTCAGGTCTTTTAGGTCTTTGAGTTTAGCGCCTTCAGGCCTTCTCTCAATTTCCCTGTCAACCAAGTCTTTAGCCCATTCCCTTAATTGATCCTCACAATCGGAAAGACTTAATCTGTCCTCGTCTCTTTCAAAACGATAACTGATTTCTTTTTTTTCTTTCTTTGATTGCTTCTCAAAAAAAGTTTTAGCATTGTTTTGAGCTTCCTTCATAAATTCTTCGGCTTCTTTCATTTGTGCCAAGATTTTATCTGCGCCCATTTTCTTTGCTAGTTTCTTTACAACATTATTAGTCGCCTCAGTTCTATACTGCTTGATTAATAATTGCTGTTCATCAATCAGAGGCTGAAAATATCTATTAACCTTATTTTCAAAATGCTCTAATTGATACTTTGTCATTTTAGTCATTTGTTATCCTTTCTTTTATTATGGGATTTTATACTACAAGTAAAATTATAAGTCAATCTTTATTTTTATTTTTTTATTTTAGGGGAGGGTGGGCCCCAAGGTCACGAGCACAACTTATAGTTGTATGCGTCAATCTGTCTTAAAATAGTTCTTGATTAAAGTATGGGATAATATATAAAGATCCCATAACCAAAAAGGTTATAGAAAGAAGAGATAAAATGTCAAAAGATAAAACAAAAGAGCTGATTGACTCAATAACTACAAAAGATAGTTTGACAGCTGTTAAAATTGCAATGGAACTTAATTCAGTGCAAGATAAAACAACTGAACATCTTATAAAACTTGTAGCAAGTATGGATCAAAATATGAAATTACTAGCTACTAAAGTTTTAGAATTAGAGAAGAGATATGAGCGATCATAGAATTGAAGCGCTTGAAATTGGTCTTTATGAAGACTACCTGGAAGAGCTTCAAAAGAAATACTATGGCGGCATTAACAAAGTTTTAGGAGAACCCTGGTTTACTAAAACTGATGCCGAAATGGAAGAAGAAGCGACAAAAAAAGTAAAAGAATTTATGGATCGCAATTCATAAATAATCGAGCGTGGGGACTATGCATTTTGCGAAGCGCTTAAAAGATCTTTATTCCCCGCGCCTGATCCCTGGTCTATTTCCCTGGAATTGTTTAAACGTACAATTCTAGCGAGTGCACCACAAGACGCCGTCTGGAATAGACCTGGGATCAGCGGGTCTAGTGTGCGCTCTCGGGCGCAAGACCCAATGATCAATTTATCTTTTCAACCGAAGCGCGAGCGCAAGCTCGCGAGCCGGGGGGGAGGGTGGGCCCCGAGCTCACAAGCAGAAAAAAGTTGACAAGCGGAGATAAATAATTATTATGGGATATTATGAGAATTGAGAAAGCAAAAGAAATTACAGGAAGCCTGAGCAAGCCTTCTAAGATGCCTGGCCACGCTTACGGTTTACCAGCCAAAGAGTGCAAGACCGGCGGAAAATTACAAAAGGTCAAGGGCTCGACGTGTTACGGCTGCTATGCTTTAAAAGGCTGCTATGTTTTCAAAGTTGTGCAGGCTGCGCAATATAAAAGATTGAAGGCCATCCGTCACCCGCTATGGGTTCGAGCGATGGCAATGCAGATTAATTCTAAAAAAACAAAATATTTTAGATGGCACGATTCCGGAGATATCCAGGACCTGAAACACTTAGCAAAAATTTTTGAAGTCTGTAGACGCTCCCCGGATGTTCAACACTGGTTACCGACTCGAGAAGCTTGGACGGTGAAGTATCAGGATCGCGCGCCGTCAAATTTAAAATTAATCTTTTCTATGCCGATGGTCAATCAGGAAGCGGCGGGCAAGTTCAATTATACCTCGACTGTGGTCACAGACCCGAGCAAAGCGACTTGCCCAGCTCCGCAGCAGGGCAATGAGTGTAAGAGCTGCCGGGCGTGTTGGGATAAGAAAGTCAAAAATGTTGCCTATCTAGCCCACTAGTTTAGAATCATTCTAATGTGGCGTCATCCAAAATATTACCAGGAACTAGCCAAGAAGCGCAAGCAGCTAGAAAGAGAACAAGCGGACAAGCGAGCGAGCGAGCAAGCACGGCGGGTGGGTGGGCCCACGAGCAACGAGCAGGGGAGCGAGCAAGCAAGCGATCAAGCGTCAGATGAGGAGGCGAGCAAGCAGCGTTGAATGTGATCCCAATCGTTGATTGCGAGGGAAGGTGTTTCGCGGTGGTCTACGAGCAGACCGTTGAGAGCCTTGCTCTCAAATAATTTCGTACACTTAAGGGAAGGGTCGTGTACGAGTATAAAGTTACGTTTTGTACGAGAGTAATGGAACAGCTTTTGATGTGGCGAGAACGATATTTTTTTACCAGAAGCTACCTTTAACTCTACCATGAAAAAACCACAAGAATCTGCATATCCCAACAGATCTGGCACGCCAAAGGATGCCCAGGATTCTATTCTTGTCCATTGTATTTTGGGTGTATTTTTCTTTACTAACTTCCAAAGTTTACTCTCTCTTACCATCGTACATTGACTTCTATCGTACACCTGTTTATAAGTCAATGTACTATGGTAGAACAAACAAAAGCAGTAGAGAAAAAGACTAAAAAAGGGCCAGCTCCTGTACTTACAGACAGACAAAAAAAGTTCTGTGAGTTTATAGTATTTGGTGACCCAAAGGATGGAACACCATTAAGTGGAGCGGAGGCTGCCTACAGAGCAGGGTATAGAACAAGACCAAGACAAGCAGCATCAGAGCTGCAAAATAAAAAAATATACCCATTGGCAGTAAAGTATAGAGATGAATTAAAAGAGGATCTAATTCAAAAGTGGGGTATTAACTATGGTAAACACATAGAGGACCTGGGTAGATTAAGAGATAGATCTAGTAAACTTACTCAAATGTCTGCAGCCATTACGGCAGAGAAAAACAGAGGACAGGCCAGCGGTTTATATGTTGAAAGAAAACAAATAATCACAACTAAAGTAGATTTTGATAGTATGAGTCCAAAAGAGATTAATGATTACATTGATGGTATGTACAAAGAAGATACCAAATCTGATATGAAAAATGTTACTCCAACAGAAGCAACAAAAGAATCAGAATTAGGGTCAAACCCTGAATCCGATTAGTCATTTCATTTGCTACACAATACCATTCGTGTATTTTATTTTTTATTTTTGTTAATAGTTCCATAATTTACTCCTTGTGAGTCTGGTCCCTTCCTTGGTGGAAGTTGATCCCATTTTACATGTGGCATGTTCTTTGTCAATGTAGGATTTCTCTCAGATCTATTACGTTTTGATTGTTTATAGCTCTCGTTTAAATCTATTTGTTGTTGTTCAAATTTATCTTTCACTAACTTTCTCCATCTTAATTATACAACCTTTTGGAAATACATTTCTATCAGAAAATAACTCATCATTAACTTCATAGCTTGCAAAAGTTCTAACATTCTTTTTATCTTTGTTTAATAGATATGCGTGAGTTATCATTACAGAGGGCATAAAACCTTCTGCTGTATGTAAATCTGCGTGACCAGCATCACCTGTTATGTCCAACCATGTGATTTTGTAAAAGTAATATCTCTTTTTCTTAATCACAACAGATTTGTATCTAGATTTCTTAGGTCGTCTCATATTGATCTTATACTGTATAGTGAGATTTTTAGGCAAAAAAGTTTTAAAAAAAACAAAAAGGGTCGCGCACGCCGAATAC